AAAGAAATTATAGAACAAGCAGAAGTCCAAGAACAAGAACAAAGTAAGCACGAAATAGAACGTGCAGAAGCATTTCGTGATATTGCAGAATTAGATAAAATTTCAGCTGCATTGCCACAAGTAAAAGGCTTAGGCGAATTAGCAGATAAAGAGTTAAATGAAGTTGCCGACAAAGCAATGGAAGCATACGATAACTTAATGGATCTAGGAATGAATGTAGAATCAAGATATAGCGGTCGTGTGTTTGAAGTAGCAGGCAATATGTTAAAAACTAATCTAGACGCTAAAGTTGCAAAACTTGATAAAAAACTTAAAATGGTAGAATTGCAACTTAAAAAAGAAAAAATGGATAAAGAAGGCGGCGCTAATGACGGCGATGTTGTTAATGGCGAAGGTTATGTTATTACAGACAGAAACAGTCTTCTAGAAAGACTCAAAGGGTTAGATAAAGATAAATAACTTATATAATAGATAAAGGTCATTGCGCAATGAGATCATTTACAGATATTTTAACAGAATCTAAAAAAACCTACCCATTTAAGGTAGGTGTAGCAGGCGAACTTCCTGAAGGATTTGCAGATCATATGAAAACTGCACTAAACAAGTATGATGTGGCAAGTATAAGTTCGGGAAAGAAAACACCTATTCAAGAACGTCCGTTAGACTTTCCACAGTTGCAAAATATGGAAGTTACATATTTTGATATAGAAGTAAACTATCCTACAACACCGCAAATTATGCAAGAGTATATAGGCTCATGCTGCAAGGTACCGCAAAGTCATATAATAGTCAGAGGCGCAAACGATCCTAGAGAAGAATATCAAGAAAATGGTACTGACGAACAGACTTATGAAATAAAACTTACTAAAGAAGATATGGGCGGTGAAAGTGCTCAAGAATCAGTAGGTGGCAATCGTGTAATGGATCTATTAAAAGAGCTAGAAACTGCACGTAAAGAAAGAGATCATGATCCAATTGCAGACACTCCAAAAGGCGAAAGTGCAGATATTACAGATAAAGAAAATACTAAGAGCCCTGTAGGAAGTTGATATGGATATTAAAGATTTTATAAAAGTAGCAGATGCATACGGAAAAGTTGATCAAGAAGATAAAAAACAAGTTCAAGAAGGTTTATTAGATTGGTTTAAAGATAAACTAGGATTAAGTGACGAAGAAGCACAAGCAGCAACAGATGCAGCAGCAGAAGCTGGTGCAAACACTGAAACTACTCCTAAAGTAGACCCGGATGCAAATGATCCAAGAACTGGAAATAACGATAGCGGCGCAAGAGGCGCAGCACGAGAACCTGCAGAAGTTCCCCCAGGCGGCGCAGGTGTTTCGGGTCAAGCACAAGCAGCAGCAGGTTCAAATGCAGCAGAGCCAGAAGCAGAGCCAGAAGCAGAACCAGCTGTCGGCAGAGGCGACGGAAACGCAGAAGTTGATCGAAGACGCAGAGATCGTAATGCAGACGACGAAGAAAACGTAATGTCACAGCCTGTTACACCAACTCTAGCAAATCAACTAGATATAACAACTCCAAGTTTGATGGACAAATATAATGCAGGCGGTAAAAAAGCTGATCCAGCAGTAGAAAATTTACAAAAAGCTCTTACAGAATTAGGTTTTGATCCTAACGGAATTGACGGCAAATATGGACAAGGTACTTATAAAGCAGTAGAAGAATTCCAAAAAGCAAACGGCTTAACTGTAGACGGTGAAGCTGGCCCAAGCACAATGAAAAAAATGCAAGAACTGCTGAGAGGCAGCAGTGCAGAACCAGCAGCAGAACCAGCAGCAGAACCAGCAGCAGAACCAGCAGCAGAACCAGCAGCAGAACCAGCAGCAGAACCAGCAGCAGAACCAGCAGCACCAGATTACAGTAACATGTCAGACGAAGAAGCACAAAATATTATTAATACTGCATCACCGGATTTAATAAGCCAGCTATCTCCTGCAGAGCGAAGAGCATTGCGCAGATTCCAACAGGCATCACAGGCGCCTGCGGCAAGCAACAATGAAAGAGATTTTTAAGGAGCAGACATGGGCACATTTAAACAAATAATATTAGAAAACGATTTAGCAAGGCTAAAAGCTGCTATTAAGAAAATGTCTGCTAAGAATGCAACAGCAGCACCTGCTGCAAAAGCGCAACCAAAAACAACAACTAAACAAGAGCCTGCAGCAAGTAGCAATGAAGATGCAAACATAGCAGCAGTCCGTAAAGGAACTGCACAACTTAATAAAACCATTGATACTGCACTTAAAGGAAATGATCCTCAAACGGCACATATTAAGATCGTGACTGAAATTCAAAATGCTGCTAGTGAACTTGCAGGTGATGACTATGATCGAGCAGATTTTATAAAAATGGAGATAATGAATGCTGCATTTGGATATATGAATAAAAAATATATGGGCGGTAGTGACAGTAATTATAGACTTGCAAACACTCTCGATTTTATCGAACAAATAATGCAAAAAACAGGTAGCGCAGGTGCAACACCAGGACCGGATGACGGAACTAGGGTAAGAGCAGATTTCAGTTGGGACAATGATATGACAAATAAATCAAAATTAAAAGAAGCAGCATCTATGAATATTAGTATGTCGGGTGAAAACGCAGGAGAAGTTGCAGGACTACTTGATATTCTAAAAAATGCTGGAATGGCAGGCGAGCCGCATGTAGCAATGCAAAGCGCACCTATGAGACACGACATGGAAAGACTTCGTGCTATTGTAGATGCACCAGATGAAGAAGAATCGTCATGTGGCTGCGGCGGAGACACGTATGAAAATCAGCCTAATGAAGAATACGAAGAACTAGACGAGCTACTAACAATGGGTACAGATTTACATGCTGTTAAAGAACCACAAGATATTCGTGTTAAAGATTCTAGTGCGTTTGAAGACTATGAAAACGAACCAGAAGAAGAATATGGTACTGAACACTATATGACTCATGATCTAGCTGGCGGAATTAATAAGAAGAAAAAGATGTACAAAGCTTCACAAAGAGGCGACAATGCAATGGCTGTAGAGTCATTTAAAGATACTTTACATAGTAGGCTTGCTAAAAAATTAAAATAAATCAATAGCGCCGTAAGGCGCTATTTTTTTGGTTAAATACAGTATGAGTAAATCACTTGACGGTGTACTAACCAAAAAGGCTAATACACGAGAAACATATACAGAAGAGCAGATACAGGACCTTGCACATTGTATGGATCCTGATTTAGGCTATCTATACTTTGCAAAACATTTTGCATACATACAGCATCCTGTAAAAGGCAAACTATTGTTTGATCCTTTTGAGTACCAATTGCGATTGATGCATTCGTATCACAGTTATAGATTTAATATTAATATGATGCCAAGGCAAACAGGCAAAACTACTTGTGCGGCTATCTATCTTGCTTGGTATGCAATGTTTAATCCAGATCAAACTATACTTATTGCTGCACACAAATACACAGGTGCGCAAGAGATTATGGCTCGCATCCGCTATGTATACGAAACTTGTCCAGACCATATTAGAGCAGGTGTTACTTCATATAACAAGGGCAGCATAGAGTTTGAAAACGGATCACGTATTGTAAGCCAAACAACAACAGGCAATACAGGACGTGGTATGTCTATCTCGCTACTATACTGTGACGAGTTTGCATTTGTGCAGCCTAATATTGCTGAAGAATTTTGGACTTCAATATCACCTACACTAGCAACAGGTGGTCGTGCAATTATTACTAGTACACCTAACTCAGACGAAGATACGTTTGCTACTATTTGGAAACAAGCAGAAGATAAGTTTGATGCACACGGCAACGAGCAAGAAGTAGGTATTAATGGGTTTCACGCTTTTAGAGCAGAATGGCACGAACATCCAGATCGAGACGAAGAATGGAAAGCTGACGAAATTGGACGTATTGGAGAAGAAAAGTTCCGTCGTGAATACGGCTGTGAATTCTTAGTATTTGACGAAACACTTATAAACTCAATTAAACTTAGTGTAATGGAAGGTAATAATCCAATACTAAACATGGGGCAAACTCGTTGGTATAAAAAACCTAGCAGCCAATATACCTATGTTGTTGCACTTGATCCTAGTATGGGCACAGGCGGAGACTTTGCTGCTATTGAAGTAATAGAATTACCTACATATGAACAAGTAGCAGAATGGCAACACAACCAAACAGCAATACCGGGACAGATAAGAGTCCTTGCTGATATCTGTAAGTACATAGCAGAAGAAACTAAAAATCCACAAGGTGTATACTGGAGTGTAGAAAATAACGGTATCGGAGAAGCATGTCTTATTGTTATCAATGATTTTGGTGAAGAAAACATTCCGGGATTATTTATTAGTGAACCTATGCGCAAAGGGCATGTACGCAAGTTCCGTAAAGGATTTAATACGACACACGGTACAAAAATTACAGCGTGTAGTCGTTTAAAAACTATGATCGAAAATGATAAAATGACCGTTAATAGTAAACCTTTTATTAGCGAACTTAAAAATTATGTTGCAACTGGATCAAGCTATCAAGCAAAGCTAGGACAGTCAGATGATTTAATAAGTGCTGTGCTACTTTCTTTGAGAATGATAGCAGTTCTCAAAGACTGGGATCCTAGAGTATACGATACATTTAATCAAGCAGAAGATATTGAAGATTATGAGCAGCCCATGCCAATCTTCATAAGCAGCAACTATTGATAAATAATACTATGCTAGATTTAACAAAAATATCAGAAGATTTATTTAATAAAATCAAAGGACGTTTTCCGAGTATAACAATCGGAGATAACGAAGGTAAAGTAACAACTGATCCTTCTATGGCTAGATTCTTTGATTTTGAGTTTAGTGAAGATGGAAGAGCACTAGGTAATGTAAGTGTAAACTTAGCTGACGAAAAAGATAAAGGTAATTTAACTGTAATTTATAGCAGAGATTTTATTACTAAAGAAGACCAAGCTACTCAGTCTAGTTGGTATAATTTCTTAAAAGAACTTCGTCAGTTTGCAAAAAAGAGATTACTAAACTTTGAAGTACGTGATATTAACAAATCTAATTTACAAAAAAGAGACTATAAATATTTGGCACAACGATCTGGGGAAAGTAAAATGACCGAATCAAAATTATACGGAACTGCTCGTGTAAGCTATCAAAAGATAGGAGAAGCAAGACTAGTTATTAAACATACAGAAAATATCAATCAAGAAAGTGCAACAGGACGCACACAAAAGATTGGAAAAATCTATGTTGAAAGCTCAGAAGGTGAAAAATTCATCTATCCATACAAGCATTTAAGCGGTGCTAGAGCAATGGCTAGACATGTAGCAGAAGGCGGTAAGCCATATGATGACTTTGGTAAGCACATTACTAGCCTGTCAGAAGAATTAGCAAAACTACGCAAATTTAAAAACTACATGGGACGTAGTGCAGTAATGGCAGAAAGTCTAGCAGGATACATGGACATTGTTAAAGAGCGTATCTTAACAGTTAAGAAAACAGTTGAATCGCTACAAAAGCCAGCATATTACAAAGAAACATTTGAAACATTTAATCCCCCAGTACTAGAAGATGTTCCAAGTGATGTTGCTGAAAACTGGATTGATGAGCTAACTATTAAGCAGTTTAACGAAGAACTACAAGATATTTTTCCTTACATATACAAATTAGTAAGCGAAGCAACTCGTGCAGAAGAAATTACTCCAGAAAACTTAGAAGAAGGACCATTAGACTGGGCCAAAGGAAAAATTGATCAGTTTAAAAAGTCACGTGCAGAACGTAGTAAAAAGTATGATGCACAGCTAGAAATGATGCGTAAGATTATGAAAGACAACGGCATGAGTGATCACGAAATAATGCGTGTTGAACAAGGTTGCTTAAATGATCCTAGAGTATGTATGTACAATACAATACGTAAAAAAGAATTTGGACATAAGTTCCACAACGAGCTTCAAGATGTTTACCAAGAACTTAAAGGTGGACTAACAACACGTTCAGGAACAACTGACGAAGAAATTGAAGACGCATTTGAAGACTTAATGGGCCAGTTCTCAGATAAAGTATGCGAAGATTGCGGAAATCCAAGTTGGACTACACTAGGCATGACTGAAGAAGAAATTGAAGAAGCATGTTCTTCAATGAGAAAGAAAAAGAAGACTGAATCAGAAGTAGATGAAGGCGAAAGACACGGTAACAGCAAGATCTATGACAAGTGCTGGAAAGGCTATCGTAAAGTACCTGGCAAAAAAGCAGGCGAAAAAGGCTCTTGCAAAAAAGTAGAAGGCATTACGTTTGAAGACGAACAAGATGCTGAAGAAGGCAATGCATATGCTAAAGCAGTGCGTCAGGCTAAGATGGACGGTAAGAAAAAAGGCGACAAAGTCAAAGGCCCAGATGGTGATGAAATTACACTAGAAAAAGAACAAAAGACTCCATTAGGCGAGTTTATCTTAAGTTACTTTGATCGTGAAACAGGCCAGTTTCCTAAAGGCGAAACAGCAGTTCTTACCATGGTAGAAAAAGACTACGGCGAAGAGTTCATAGAACCCGCAAAGGCCTTTATTGAACAAATTAACAATAAAGTTTCAGAAGTAATGGGATATAGAGAAGAACCAGAGGCACCTCAGGTAGATCCTGAGTTTGAAAGAGTTAAGAAGTTAGCGGGTATTTAATCCGCTAACTCTTTGAAAAATTTATTAAAAAGTACTTGACTTTTGATAAATAGTATTGTATAGTAATAACTGTGCTATACAAAATAAGGCACAAAGCACATAGGCATAACATTATAGGAGGCACAAACTATGGCATCATTAGCAGAAATCCGAGCAAAGCTCAAAGAACAAGAGAACCGTTCATCAGGTAACTCAGGACCAAGTGGTCCAAACCCAATTTACCCATTTTGGAATATGAAAGAAGGCGAGAGTGCAACTCTACGTTTCCTTCCTGACGGTGACGCAGACAACACTTTCTTTTGGAAAGAACGTTTGATGATCAAACTTCCATTTGCTGGCGTAAAGGGTGAAACTGATTCACGTCCAGTACAAGTACAAATTCCATGTATGGAGATGTATGGCGAAACATGTAACATTCTTAATGAAGTACGTGGTTGGTTTAAAGATCCAAGTCTAGAAGATATGGGTCGCAAATACTGGAAAAAGCGTTCTTATATTTTCCAAGGCTTTGTAACAGATAATCCGCTAGCCGATGACGAAGCACCTGAAAATCCAATCAGACGTTTTATTATCGGTCCACAAATCTTCCAGATCATCAAGCAGGCTCTTATGGATCCTGACATGGAAGAATTGCCAACAGATTACACAGCGGGTGTTGACTTCCGTTTGAACAAGAGTTCAAAAGGTGGCTACGCAGACTACTCTACATCTAACTGGGCACGTCGTGAGCGTCCTCTGAGTGATGCAGAAATGAATGCAGTTAACACACACGGCTTGTTTGATCTTAATGACTTCCTACCTAAAAAGCCAGACGAAACTGCGATCAAAGTAATGCAAGAAATGTTTGAAGCATCAGTAGATGGCGAAGCATATGATGCAGATCGTTGGAGCAATTACTTCCGTCCAGCAGGCATGGCAGCACGTACAGGTGATCCTAATATGACAGCAAGTCCACAGGCTACTGCTACTAGTCAAAGTGCTCCGACACCTGCTCCAACTCCAGCACCTGAGGCAGCACCTGCTCCAGTAGCAGAGGCAGCACCAGTAGCAACTCCAGCACCAGCGGCTGAAGCGGCTCCTGCAGAAGGTAGCGGCGCACAAGACATTCTTGCAATGATCCGCGCACGTCAAGGACAGTAATACTAAAAGGGTTGCATTGTATAGATGCAACCCATTTTGCTTTTTAGATTAGGAGAAACACATGGCATCAAAAGCATTTGATCCTACGAAGTTTCGAACTTCGTTAACTAAATCCATTACAGGCATGAGTGCAGGATTTAACGATCCTACTGACTGGATTAGCACAGGCAACTTTGCACTCAACTATCTTATTTCAGGTGATTGGAACAAAGGTATTCCACTAGGCAAAGTAAGTGTATTTGCTGGTGAATCAGGTGCAGGTAAATCATACATTTGCTCAGGCAACATTGTAAAGTCAGCACAAGATCAAGGTATCTTTGTAGTTCTTATTGACTCAGAGAACGCACTTGACGAAGCGTGGCTACAAGCACTTGATGTAGATACATCAGAAGATAAACTACTA